CGACGGGGCCGATCCGCTGGCGAACCGCTTGGTGACCGTGAACGCGAACACCGGGCACGGGATATCCACGCCCTGGACCGTCTCGCCGTCGAAGTTGATCGCCCCTGCGCCCTCCAGCAGGCTGACCGTCCCGCTGGAGTCATAGCTCTGGATGTGTTCCAGGGCCTGCGTGACGTGCTGGCTTCCGCCCCTCGTGGTCCAGTCGATCCGCACGTCGCCCACGTCCATCTCGACTTGGTCGGGCAGGCTGTAGACGACGCGGGCCTCCCACAGTCCGTCGCCATGGACGGTGTCGGCCCAGACGCACTCCAGCGACGGGCGGGGCTGGCGGATCATGCCGTTGTAGCTCGTCGGCGTGCCGGCCAGCAGGGCGGTTCGCACGGCGTCGTCGTCGGCCGACCCGGTGATCTTGTAGCGGAGGGTCACGTCGTTGCCGGACCACTCGCGGCTGTCGAACTGTTCGGCGATTTCGATTCCCATGTCCGCCTCTCGTCTAGCTGAATGTCAGCCCGTTGTCGGCTTTCTCCAGCAGCCGCTTGGTGTTCTTGGCCGTCTGCTCGGTGGCGGCCGCCACGCGGTCCTGCACGCCGCCGGCGACCAGGCTCTGGAGGGCGGCCACGTTGAACGTCCCGGCCGTCTCGGTCCGCAGGGTGTACGTAGCGGCGTCGCGTGCGGCGTCGGCGGCCCGCCGCAGGGCGAACTCCTGCTGCACCAGGTCCAGCCGCTCGCCCGCGGCCCGTGCGGCGTCCAGGGCCCGTTTCTCCTGGAGGTCCAGCAGCCTCCGTTCCAGGTCGGCCCCTTCGTACTGGGTCCGCAGGCGAAGCTCCTCGATGCTCTGGATTCGCTGGACGTCGGACCGCTGGGCGGACAGGGCCCGGTCGCGGCGTTCGGCGGCGGCCGTGATGCGGTCCTCGGCGTCCACCAGCCAGGCGGCCTGCTCGCGGCTGAAGCCCTCTTCCGCGACGTAGCCGCGAACGCGGGACTCCCGCTGCTGTTCGGGCGTGCCGCTCGCCTCGATCCATCGCTGCTGGGCGTCGGCCATCCGCTTGGCGAAGCGTTCGGCCGCCTGGGCGGCCGCCTGCGTCGCCTTGGCCTGCTGCTCCAGCTTGGTCAGGTGCTCGTCGGCCGCACGGGCGGCCGCGAGCTGCTCGGCTGTGGCCCCGGCCATCTGCAACTTGAGGATCTCCGCCTGGCGGGCGGTCGTACCGAACAGCACGGCCTCCTGCTGGAGCTTGTCGGCCAGTTCGCCCGCGGCCTTCGCAGCCTCGCCGGCGGCCGCCGTCACGGAGACGCCCGCCTGCGAGCCGGCCTGCTTGGCCGCCGACTCCAGGTCGGCGATCTGCCGGGTGGTCTGCTGGATCAGGCGGTCCATGTTCTTCGCCCTGGCCTCCGCGTCGTCGGCGAGTTTGCCGCCTTGCGGGTCGCTGGTGATGCCGCCTCCGTACTGGCCGCGAAGCCGGGCGGCGTCGGCCGCCTCGATGTCCCGCAGCTTCTGCATCGCGGCCGCCTGGCGTTTGAGGGCGTCGATCTTTTCCTCAACGGTTTTGGCCGATCGGGAGTCGGACATCGCCTGACGCAGGTCGGCCGAGGCGTCGCTGACGCCCTGGCTGGACGCCCGCACGGCCTCCATGTCCACCTTCGCACGGGCGGCCATCTTCGCGATGACGGTGAAGCCCGCGACCAGGGCGGCGGCCGGGCCCAGGATTCCGCCGATCGCCACGGCAAGCCCGCCGACGCTCGCGACGGAGGCGGCGATCGCGGCCTTGACGGCCAGCCACTTGCCGGACAGGGTGACGACGTTGCGCGACAGCTCCGTCGCCAGCATCGTGGACGCCATGGCGGCGTAGGCGGTCTTGACCAGCAGGATGGTCTTGAGCAGCCCCGCGTAGACGGCGAGGCCCGCCTTGATCGCCAGGACGGCTTTGCCCAGGACCCACGCGGCCGCACCGGTTGCGATGAGTCCGGCGAGGATCGCCGTGACGGTGGCGACCAGTTCGCGGTTGCGTTCGACCCACGCCTGGACGCCGGCGGCGACGCCCCGCACGGCGGACATCCAGTCCATGAGCTTGTTCGCCACCGCGTCGCCGACGGCCAGGGCCACGTCCTCCGCCGCCGACAGCAGCATCCGCAGACTTCCGCCCAGCCCGCTGTCCATCATCTTGGCGGTGCGCTCGGCCGAGCCGCCCGCCTGGTCGGTGGCCCGCGAGAGGTCCTCCATCGCCTTTACGGACGTGGAGAGTTTCAACGCCCCGCTGATGGCCCGCTTGTCGAACAGGGCGTTGGCCAGAGAGAGCCGCTCGGCGTTGGGCAGCTTGGCCATCGCCTTGCCGATGTCGGCCATGATGTCGCCCAGGGGACGCAGGCGCCCGGCCGCGTCGGTCGCGGACACGCCGATGTCGTCCAGCTTCTTGCGGGTGGCCGGGTCGGCCATCGCCAGGAAAATCTGCCGCATCGTCGTGCCGGCCATCGAGCCCTTGATGCCCATGTTGGCCAGCACGCCCAGGGCCTTGCTGGTGGATTGGATCGTCTCGCCCGCCTCGGCCGCCACGGGGGCGACGTACGACAACGCCTGGGCCAGGTCGTCCACGGTCTGGGCGGAGTTGTTGGCCGTCGCGGTCAGCACGTCGGCCACCATCGTCGTGTCTTGGGCCTCCAGGCCGAAGGCCCGCACGGCGTTGGAGGCGTACTCGGCCGCCTGGCCCAGGTCCGTGCCCGTCGCACGGGCCAGGTTCAGCACGGCGGGGATTGCGGCCTGGATCTCGGCGGGCTTGAAGCCCGCCCGGCCGAGGCTGGTCATGCCCTCGGCGACCTGCTTGGCGGTGAAGCTCGTGGTCCTCCCCAGCAGCTTGGCCTGGTCGGTCAGCCTGGCGAAGTCGCCCTCGGCGGCCTGCGTGACCGCCCGGACGGTGAGCATCTGGTCCTCGAAGCCGCCGAAGATCTTCGCCGATAGCGCGATCGGGGCGGCCGCGACGGCCCCCAGGCTCATCATGCTCCGCCCGATGGAGGCGACTTTGTCGCCGAAGGCTTTGAGACGCCCCTCGGCGGCGGTGAGCCCCTGGATGTACGCGGACTGGTCGGCGAACAGTTCCACGTACGCCCGACCGGCTCGGATGGCTCCAGCTTTACCCATCGTTCGCTCCTCAATCCAGCCACAGAGGCACAGAGATCACGGAGTTATTTCACTGCGTCCTCGACGTGCAGGAATTGGTCGACCTGCCCGTACTCAATGTCCTCGGCCATGAGGGGCGTCTGGCCGTTTGCCAGCAGGCTGGTGTGTGGGGTAGTTTCCAACTGCTCCGTTCCCCACGCCTTGAAGCCATGGGCGATCCGGATGTTGCAGCAATCCGCACCGGGCGTCAGTCCAACCACGACGCCATGGATCACCTTCAATTCGCCCTTTTCGTCTTTGACGTTGTAGCCCTTTCCGATGACAACGTCGCCGAGCTTGGCTTCTCTCCCATTCGCATAATGCATGGTCCATGTCCTTTCTATCTCTGTGTCCTCTGCGTCTCTGTGGCTGTCTTCATGTCCGACGCCTTGTACGTCCGTCGCTTGCCGCCGGCGAAGGCCTCGCGGAACTTTGTGCGGCCTTCTGTGCTGGCGATGTCCAGCCCGCCTTCGGCCGCCCGCAGGTGCGGGTGAAACTCGCTCGGCCGGGCCAGCTTCTGGCTCCGCTTGGTCCGCTTCAGGTTCACCAGAAGGGCCATCAGGCTGGCCGTGTGGTCCCACAACTGGCTCGAGCGGCCTTCGTCCATCCAGGCCAGCTCCCGCCAGGTGAACGGACCGGGGTCTATTCCGAGCCGGCCGGCGAGCTGGTAGACGCACTGCCAGGGTCCGACCGGTCGATCTCTGCGTCCGCCTTCGCCATCGCCCGGTCCACCTGGCCCTTCACGTCCAGCTTCCGCATCCGCGTCGCGGCCGACTGGGTGGCCAGGCGGATGATCTCGCCCTGTTTCTCGACCGCGACCGCCAGTTCGGTCCGGCCGAGCTGGTGGAAAAAATCGATCAGCTCCGCGTAGAGGGCCTGCTGGCCGTCCAGGATGGCCCCGCCTCCGAGCGACTGGCCGAACTGTTCGTCGGTGACCTCGGCCCGGTCGGCGTCCGGCTTGACCAGGACGAACAGCACGTCGCACAGCAGGCACACGTCCGTTCCCAGCCTCGTGATCAGCGGCGGCGTTCCGTCCTGGAGGCTCAGCAGGTCCACGCCCAGCAAATTGCGGACCCGCTTGACGGACGCGACCGTCAAGGCGAGGGTCCAGGTGCGATCCAAACTGTCTTTGAACGTCTTCATGATTCTCCCGTTCTGTTGGCCCATCCGGCGACGCCCGCCACGGTTCGACCCGTCGACGGGCGCCGCCATGGCCGTGGCTGGGTCAGCTTGCGACCTCGACGTATTCCTCGAACACCGACATCTTGGCCGTCACGTCGACGGTCTGGGCCTCCTCCAGCGGCTCGCCCTTGGTGAAGCCGAGGATGGAGAAGTCGCCCTTGATCCCCTCGCTGCCCGCGGCGTCCTTGGCCCCGCTCAGCGGGCAGAGGCTGACGAGGGTGTTGTTGTAGTAGGCGTTTCGGATGGCCTGGAAGCCCGCGTCGGACGGCTTGAACAGCATCTGGAACTCGATGGTGCATTCCTTCAGCGTCCCGGTGGTGCCGCGGTAGCCGCTGTTGGCACGGGTGGTCACGTCCGCCTCGCCCTTTTCCTGGGTGACCGTCACGTCCTTGACGTTGGTCAGCTCGGTCATGGCCGCCAGCAGGGCCGATTCGGCCCCGTAATACAGCTTGCCGTCCATGCCCAGCTTGAATTGCTCGATTGACATCGTTTGTCCTTTCCGGTTCGGGGTTGAGTGTCGTCTCTACGCCTGCGGTGCGACCGTGGTGGTCGCGGTGGTTTCGGGTTCGGTTGCCGCCGCCGGTTGCGGCATCGCCGGCCTGGTCGCTCCGAGCACCGACAGCAGGGCCGCCACCAGGGCGTCGCTCTTGCCGGTTCCGCTGGAGGCGAGCGTCTCGGCCTTCGCCTTGGCCGCCGCGAGTTCGGCGTCGTAGGCGGCGTCCTCTTCGGCCCGCTTGCGGGAGCGGCTGCGTAGCACCAGCCCGCCGCCGACGCCTCCCAGCCCCAGGGCCGTCACCAGCGAGGCGATCGTCGGGTTGCTGGTCACCTGGTCGATCCACCCGGCGGCCTTGTCTGCCGCGTTGGTGATCGCATCGGCGGCCTTGTCGCCCACGTCGCCCAGCGTCGCCTGGCGGCTGGCCAGCATGTCGGCCACCGTCGTGATGGATTCCACCGCCGCCGCCAGCCGCCCGCTGGACTCGCGTTCGGCGTCGGTGAGCTGGCTGTCGGGCACGACGACGGACGACTGGACCTTCCGGCCGATCTCTTCCATCCGGGCGATCGCCTGGGCGATGGGCAGAATGTCCATGGGCCGGACCGTCTTCTTGGCTTCCGCGATGCGGGCCACGAGCTGGGCCAACGCGGTCTTGCAGGCGGCGGCCGTCTCCTGGCCGATCCGCTCGCGGATGGCCAGGGCCGCGAGCTTGGCCTCCATGACCTTCCACTGCTCGCCCGCCGTCACCAGGGCCGCCGTGACGTCCACGGGGTTCCTCGGAGGCCCCATGTACGACGCCGCCGGGGCTGCCGATTGGCGGAGCATTTTGGCCGCGTCGGACCCGGGGGGGATGCCCACCAGGGCCCCGCCGCTGGCGGTGTCGCGGACGACCTGGGCGGCCTGCTTCTGTTCCTCCTCGGGGGCCAGGCGAAGCCCGGGCACGGGCGTGTTGCAGCCCGACAGGTAGCCCAGCATCGGGATCAGGGCCAGGAGTCCGGCCGCCATCAAGGCGGCCCACAGGGTTCGATACACAAGCGTCCGTGCGTTCATGTTCTCCCGTTCCTTTCTGGTGTTGCTCGCTCGCTTAGAGCGATGGGAATTCGTAGCTTTCCGCTTCGGGGACGGTCACCTGTCGCCAGCCGGTCGGGCCGTCGGTCCGCTGGCAGCGGTACAGACCGGATGCCAGGTCCACGCTCCAGTCTCCGTTGGCGTCGGAGGTGACCTCGATGGCCGTGCGGCGGTACTGGCCGGTCGGTGCGGCAGGCGTGAGCAGCTCGATGGTGATGTCCACCCCGCCTTCCCGCTCTCCGCTCTCGGTGCGGGTCACGCCGTAGCAGCCGACCAGGTCCGGGTCGTCGCTGGTCGGGGCGGCGTAGGGCGTCATGACGATGGTCTTGGAGCCGTCGGCGGCCACGACGTGCTGGCCGCCGCCGTAGCGGTAGTTCGCCTTGGTGGCCGCGACGCTCCACGTGGCGGCGTCGACGTTGAACGTGCATTGCCCGCTGGCGTCGGTGGAATCCAGGTAGCTCTCGAGTCCGTTGGAGTAGCGGACCTTGGCGTTCTCCAGCGGCTCTGGCGGCTCGGCGTCGTCGGTGACCGTGACGGTGACGGTGTAGGCCCCGCTTCCGGTCTCGCCCCCGGTCTGCCACGAGCCGGCTCCGTGGGCGGCGGTGAGGACGTCATTGATCTCTTCCTCGCTGGGCGGTGCGGGGATGGCCTCGGCGGCTTCCTGGGCCGCCGCCGCGGCGGAGGCCGCACTTCCGGCCGCCGCCGCCGCCGCCGTGGCGGCTGAGGCGGCATCGTCAGCGGCCGACTCGGCAGCCGAGGCCGCCGCGTAGGCGGCCGCGATGCCCGCGTTGTCCGGGTCGGTGTAGGCGGTCGCCGCCAGGCGGGTGTTGACCTGGGTGTTGCTGGCCGGGTCGGCGGGCAGGTTGTCTGTCTTGGCTTTGATTGCCGCCACGTCGGCGTTGGCCGGGGCGGTGTAGGCGGTCGCCGCCAGGCGGGTGTTGACCTGGGTATTGCTGGCCGGGTCGGCCGGCAGGTTGTCGGTCTTGGCCTTGACGGCGGCGACATTCGTCCCGACCGTTCCGGCCGCGATGGCCGCGTTGCAGGCCGTCGCGATGGCCGCGATGGTGGCCGTGGCGTCGCCTTCGTTGACCAGGAACTCTTCCACCTTGGCCGCGATGGCCGCCAGCAGGGCCGTCGCGTCCCCGTCGTCCAACACCATGGCCTCGACCTTGGCACCGATCGCCGCAAGGGCCGTCGCGTTGGGGGCGTTCACCAGGTCCATCTGGCTGCCCACGGCCGCCGGGTTGGCCGGCAGGTTGTCGGTTTTGGCCTTGATGGCGGCGATGCCCGCGTTGTCCGGTGCGATGGTGTTGGCCCCGTCCGTGCCCCGCATGGCGCTTCCCAGCGGTGCGGTGTCGCGGATGGCCTCCTGGCTGTCGGTCGACTCGTCGTACGCCCCGCCTCCGGAGTTGACCTCGCTCTTGGCGGTGGCGTCCATCGCGTCCTTGCGGAACAGGCCCCGCAGCCAGTTGGCCAGCGAGGTGATCCCCGTGAAGCGGCCGATCAGCGTCGTCAGGCCGTCGAAGCTGAATCCGGCCGTCGCGGTGACCGTCTGCGTCTTGATGGTGTTCACGTCCACCTTCTGCGAGTCGGCACAGACCGCCTGGCCGGCCGTGGACGACGCGGTGGTCACGACCGTCACGCCGGCGGGGATGCAGCCGCTCTTGTAGGCGACGACGGCGAAGGCGGTGTAGTTGGTCTCCGCCTGCGTGGGCGTATAGTAGACGAACCCGCTGGAGGCCCCGTAGGAGACGGTCCCGCCGCCGGCGGTCTCGCTGCCGCCCTCGGCGCGGACGACGACGGAGCAGCCGCTGGTCTGGACGGCCCCGTCGCTGATCTGCACGACCGGGCCGACGGCGATGCGTGGAGGGGATGACGCCTTGCGTGGGTACATTATCCGAGTCCTCCGCCGATGATCCGGCCCGAGCGAGGGGCCAGGTATGCCTTGAACGCCGCCGCCAGGTCGCCGGCCGCGAAGTTGTCCGCCGCCAGCGTCGTACCGCTCCCCTCGTAGGAGAGCATCCCCACGTCCAGGCTGCCCTGGTGAGAGGTGTCGGTCCCGGTGTGGATCGTGGACCCCTTGTATTTGCTGACGTACGCGTCGCTCTCGTCATACTGGTGATAGACCAGCCCAGGCAACGAGCCGACCGTGACCGTGGTCGGGCCGCTGAGCGTCGTCGTGGAGCCGGCAACGACCTTGCGGGTGTTGGACTCGCCGTCGTAGGCGTTGACCTGGTAGCGGCCGTGGTTCTGCACCATGGACGCGCCGATGCGCAGGACGGCGGCCATCACTCCGGCCTGCGTGCTGGACGGCGTCCATGCGGCAAGCTCCACCTGCGAGTAGTGCCCGTCCCCGGCCAGGCTCGTGCCGCAACGGGCGTAGAGCGTGGTCCCCTGCGTGTCGCAGGCGGCCTGTTTGGACAGGATGTCCCACGAGTTGCTGGGGTAGATCGACCAGGCCCAGCCCTCGCTAGACGATCCAAGCTCGTTCTGATTCGACCGATTGAAGTTGTCGCTTACAGTGGTCCCGTGCGCCCTGGGTTTCTCGTTCCTGCCCCAGCCGTTCGGCCGAATGTCCTTGAAGTCCGTCAGCCCGCAGGCGGCGAGGATCTCCATCGCCGCCTGGGCCACGCCCAGGTGAAACTCCCGGTCCACCTGGAACCGCTTACCGGCGGCGTCCGGCAGCGGATTGCGGAACTCGCCTGCGACGGATCGGCCGCGTGCCACGCCCAGCAGCCGCTTGTAGCTGTCGCGCACCTTTGCCCAGTGCGGGTGCTTGCCCCACTCAAACCGCTCTCGCTTGACCTCGCTATGGCCGGCGAACACGAGCCGCAGGAATCCCGTCCGGAGCGGTCGAAGCGGGTACGGTCCATCCAGGCCGTCCGGGTCGCTGCCGGCCGTCATGTGGTCCCATGCCAGGTCCACCAGCGTCTCGCCGCTGGGGCTATACCCACTCAGCGACTCCCACGCCGAGACCATCGCGGCGTCTGACTTCAGGTCACGGCAATCGCCACGCCCAAGGTCCGAGTATACGCCCGCGTCGAACGCCGCATCCGCCGGCAGCCAGAACAGGCCGCACCGGCGGTGTCCGCCGATCACGCCCATTTCCGCCACAGAGCCGACATCAAGAGAGCCGATCGCGCCGTCGGGCAGGACGTAGCCGCCCCCCAACGGATCATCCCGCCAGAGGTACGGCCCGATGATGTACCTGTAGTCAGCCACTTCGGCTCATGCCTTCACGCTGTTGGACCACAGCCCGGCCAGGGCGGGCGTCTCGGCCGCCAGGGCGGGCTCCATGTACGGCCGGGGGATGATCGTTCGCTGCACGTACTCGCTGCCGTAGAGCTGGGCGTTAATGTCGTTGGCCCGGCGGACTTCCTCGGCCGTCCGCAGCCGGGCGTACGTGACCATCCGCCCGGTGAACCGCCCGCGAGAGTCCTGGACGGCCCGCGTGGTCCGGCTGATGGGTCCGCCCACGCGAATCTCCCCGCCGTCGCCGATGCGGCGGATGCGGCGGCGGCGGTTGCGGATCTTCGCCCGCCCGCCGAACTCCAGCGTGTGCGGGGCCCCGGAGCCGGCGGCGAACCCGACCGGGCCCACGATCGCCGTCTTGGACGCCCGATCGTAGTAGTACAGCAGGAACCGCTTCAGCCAGGGGTGCTGGCGGACCGAGACGGGCGGGTGCCACGGACGGCTCGCCGTGTGCCCGCCGAGCGAGTCGGAGCGGGCCGGCTGGTCCGAGACGGTCTTCATCGACCGCTGCGCACGCCGGCGGATGCGGGCCGCTCCGATGGACATCGCCTTGTGCGTCGCGGCGTCCATGGCGTTTGTCACCGTTCGGCGGTCGAAGAACAGCCGCGTCACCGACAGGGTGTTCCGCCTCTGGCCCGGCTCGCGGAGGAAGCGTTTCATCAGTCCCATCAGCCGCCCTCCCCGTGCACGTAGACCACGCTGACGATGCTGGTGTAGACTCGCTTCTCCCTCAGCAGGTCCGGAAGATAGACAGGCGAATTGGACGACGACTGCCACGCGACCACGGGCATGGCCGACAGCTTGCGGCGGCGAAGGTACGCCAGGATCGCCTCGACCATCTCGTCCAGGGCGTCGCCCTCGGCGAGGGCCTCGGCGGTGTTTGGGGCGGCGGCGATCTTCCGCTGCACGGCGATGTCGACGGTGGTCTCGACGCGGACGGACGCACGCGTGGCCTGCGTCTCGTCCACGCCCGTCGCGATGACCGTCACGCGGGTGGAGGCCAGTTGGGTCAGGTCGTACAGCGGGTCGCGGCTGCGGACGGCTCCGCCCGTCGGCCAGAGGCCCGACGGCCAGGTTTCGGCCGGCGCCGCGTTCAGTTCGGCCTTGACGGCATCGGCGATCCGGGCTCGGATCGGCAATGTCATGATCCACCCCCGGACGCCACGTCGGCCAGCCAGGCCAGGTCGTCCACGTCGCTGACCACGCTGGTCCACGGCGAGTACGCTCGCCATTCGACGCGGTGCTTGAATGGTGCCAGCACCGGCTCCAGGTCGTAGAGGCGGTGCTCGGTGTCGTGGACGACGATCAGCCGGGCGTGGCCCCGGAGCCGGGTGACCTCCACGGCCCGCCGGGCGGCCGGGGAGTGGCCCACCAGGGCCACGTCCCAGGGTCGCTCGATCGGGATGTCCGTCCAGTTGGACGCCAACTGGACGCGGTGGCTTCCGCGATGGAACCGTTTGAATCGGGCGTACCATTCGGCCGACCCCTCGTAGCTCCACAGCTCCCGGCCCAGGCAGACGGCGTGCAGCAGGGGCGTCGAGTAGGACCCGCAGCCCAGCTCCAGCACGCTCCCGTGCGTGTTGGACACGCAGGCCAACAGCAGCGGAAGATGCGTGGCGAACTCGTTGAGCCTGGCCTGGGCCCGATTTTCCAGCGTCATGGCCGCACCCCCTGCTGCTCCTCCATGCGATGGTCGGCCTCGGCAAAGCACCGCAGGTTCAGCAGGCGGTCGTGAATCCGCCGGTTCAGCTTCAGGCTGTCGGCGATCAGCACCGACTGCTCGCGGACGGCGTGGGAGTTGTCGCCGATCATCTTGGTGTTGGCGGCGATCACCCGGTTGCAGTCGCGGATGACCTTCAGAAGCTCCCTGATCAGCCAGACGATGATGCCGACCAGGACGGCGCAGAAGCCCGCGAAGGCGTACTGGGCGATGGGTTGCGTGATGAAGGAATCCATGCCTCAGTCCTTTCCGGGCCGCACGCCGGCGGCCTCCAGCAGTCCGGCCAGTACTCGCCCGTCGTCCAGCTCCGCCACGTCCCACTGGCGGGCGGCCAGGTGGGCCAGGTAGTTGCAGGATTCCCGGTACGGGGGAGCCCATCCGCACAGCATGTCGTGCAGGTCGGCGTCGATCGTCTGAGGCGTCGCCCGGCGGAACACGCCGGCGGCCAGTCCGATGGACGGGCCGAACGCCATGGCCGGGACGCCCGCGATCAGGGCCTCGTTGAGGGCGTTGGAGTTGACGGCGATGACGAACCGGCAGCCCTCCAACGCCTCGTCCAGGCCGCGGCCGTGCTTGTTGGCGGCGTACTCGTCCCGCTCCTGCCCGTTCACGCCGCCCCACAGCGGGAAGAGGATGTCCCGCTCGTGGTGGTCCATCTGCGGGTGCGGGCGGAAGTAGGCCGGGACGCCGGCCCGCTTGAGCGGATCGGCCAGCAGCCGCTGGAGGGCGACCGGGTCGCGGATCTCCGAGTTGTCCATCTGCGTGTCGCCGGGGACCTGGCCCAGGATCAGCACGTGGCCGTCTCCGATCGCCTGCGGGCGGCGGATGTCTCCGGCCAGGCGGTGCAGCTTGGGCCACGCCCACGCGGGCGGATCGGCGTTCAGGTGCTCGGCGTTGGACCAGGACGCCTCGTGGAGGAACCCCGCGTGGTCGATCTGCACGCTGCGGGACCGCTGGTAGAATCCGTGCTCCGCCCACAGGCAGGGGATGCGGTGCTTGCGGATCAGCCCGGCGGCATGGGCGGCCGTCGAATTGCGTCCGTTCCACACGGCGGCCACGTCGGCGGTCAGCACGCTCTCGGCGTCGGCGGGGTCGCGGACCTCGACGCGGAAGCCCAGCTCCGCCAGCCCGGTCGCCACGTGGGAGAACCAGCGGTCGTCGCGGCGGTACCACTCCAGCCGCGAGACCACGACGGCCTTCTTGCCGGCGTACGGGCCGTCCTTTCGGCCGGCGACGGTGACGGACGGGAACGCTTCGACGGTCGGGTACATCGCCCGCCCGCCGGCCCACAGGTGCATGGCGATCGGCTTCTCGCCGTTGGTGGCGGCGCAGAACTCGTCGGCGTGCTCCAGGCCCCTCTGGTAGAGCGAGCCCGCCCGCCCGATGCAGGCCGGGAAGAACCAGCACGCATCGAGCAGCTTCACCAGGTGCGGACGCTCGGCGGCCAGGGCGGTGGTCATCACCGGCCCGGCGGCGGTCCGCTTGGACAGGTCCGCCGCGAGGACCCGTCGCTGGATCTCGTTCCAGACGGCCTGGCGGTTGCGGCCGCAGGCCAGCGGGCTGTTGGCGACGGTCAGCAGCGGGTTGCGGTTGCCCGCCTGGCGGCTGAGCACCAGCCGCGAGCCGTCCAGGCCGTACATGCGTTCCACGTCCGCCAGCGGGCGGATCGGGACGAAGTCGGTGTCGAAGTACCAGCCCCCGTGCCGCTGGAGGACGCTGTATCGCACCAGGTCGCTGCGGGTGGCCACGTCGCGGCAGCGGTTCCAGGCGTCGCGGTACTCGCTCAACAGGGCCGACTGATCGTGGACGATCACCGTCCGCTCCGGGTTCAGCTCCGCGAAGCGGGCGATGTTGGTCCTCGCCCAGTCGGGCATCCGGGCCGGGCCCAGCCAAACGAAATGGATCAACGTCGGGATCACAGGTCGGCCTCCTCGATCAGGCGGCAGTGGACGCGTGCGGTCAGGCGGGCCGAGTCGGACCATCGGAAACTCTCGCCGACCAGCGGCTGGATTTCCCACGTCTGCCGCGAGCCGTCGGCGGCGACGATGACGATGCGGTCGCCCGTCTGGGGCTCGACGCTCACGCCGCCCAGGACCAGCTCGCCGGCCTTCAGGAGGAAGTCCGCACTGGTTGTGCGGATGGCCGCACCGGTCTCGTCGGCCAGTTCGACCCGCGTGCTGCCCGGCACGACGGTGACATCGCACTCCAGTTCGTCGCGGCGATAGACGGCGTCCACGCCCCGGCTGGAGGCCAGGGCGTTGAACAGGCCGGTCGCGATGTTGGCATAGCTCTTGGACATGTCGAAACCAGCGGGCCCGGCCGGGGCCCCCGAAGAGACCCCGGCCTGACGGCCCCTCGGGAGAAGATCAGCAGCGACCCGTGAGCGTCGAACTCACGGCGGTGTTGTCGCCGCCGGCGGACTCGACGGTCGCCTTGGTCCGGACGTACCGCTTGACGTCGGTGGGCAGGCGGAACTTCGCCGACGCGGCCGCCCCGCCGCCGCCGCTGCCGCCGGTGACGGTGAGGAGGTTGCCGATCGCCAGCGTCGGGCTGGCGAAGGTGGACTCCTCGCAGGTCTGGATGTCCACGACGATGGTCTTGCCGGCCGCCAGGCTCGCCGTGGCGGGGATCGACACCTCGAACTCGATGTCGGCCACGAACTTCTGGCTTCCGCTCTGGGCGCCCAGGTCGATCGCGTCGCAGTAGGCCGACGCCCCGGCCGCCGGGAGGGCCTTGGTCTTGATCAGGTTGGCGTCTCTCAGGTTCATTCGTTTCTCGCTTGTTCTCGCGTGCCCGCGGTTGAGGAGCGGGACCCGCCTGAAGACAGGCGGGTCGCCCGCACCCGGGCCGGGGCATCCACCCGGGTGCGGGCAGGCCCGCGGGGGATCAGGCGGTCTCGGCGTTGGTGATCGCCCCGGTGATCCGCACCGGGATGATCTGGCCGTTGAGGCCCTCGACGCCGGTGACCCACTCGGCCGGCTTGCCGGTCGGGTTGGTCGCGGTCCGCGACTGCTTGAGCTGCTTGGCCGACCGCTTGTTCAGGACGATCAGGTCGGGGGCCGTCCCGTCCGGGAAGCACTCCAGCAGGTCGTCCACCAGGGCGTCGGTCAGGCCCTTGCCCGAGTCGGTCGAGAGGTTCTTGATGCGGGCCACGCTGAAGACGCTGCCGACCTGGAGGCCGGGATAGGCCAGCATCTCCTGGACGTAGCCCTTGAACTTCTTGCCGTTGTCGTCGGTGAGGGTCTCGATGCGGGGATCGGCCATGTCCATCGACCCGTCGTTGCCGAACACCCAGTTGGTATGCTGCGGGCCGAAGCGGATCGCCCACGCGGAGGTCTTCGCGGTCGACCCGCCCGCGTTCACGGTCATCGCGGAGGTCACGGCGTGGATCAGGCCGGGGAAGCCCTTGCCGTCGGTGCCGTAGTAGAACTGGGTGCAGAGGTCCTGGAAGGCCCCTTCCATGATGGCGGCGGCCTCGATGGCGAGGTAGGCGGCCGCCCCGTCCTCGTGACGGTCGGCGACGGCCTTGTCGCACTCGAAGCGGGGCTCGAAGATGTACGTCGAGACCATCCGCTGCTCGAACGTGCCCTTCTTCGCGTCGGTGCCCTCGTTGGCGTTGCGGAAGCTGCCGCCGGTGGGCACGCCGGTGCGGACCAGCGTCTTGTAGTTCAGGCCCTTGATCGTGCGGGCCGGGACCATGGTGATCTCCGGGTGAGGCTTGGCGGCCTCATCGATCAACCCCACGAGGGCATCGTTGCCGTTCATCCGGGCGATGTCCAGAATGGTCGTCAGCATGTCTGTTCTCCTTGCCCACGCGGGGGCAGTTACATGCCGTTCAGGACGGCATCTTCACGTTCTGTGCGTACCGGTCCAGGTTCTCGCCCAGGGAGTTGGCCGTAGCGGGCTTGGCCTGTTTCTCCTTGGGGGTGACCTGGAAGGTGAGCGGCTCGCTCTCGCCGGCGGACTCGCCCGCCGCCTGGAGCTTCTTCTTCAGGGCGTCGTTCTCAGCCGTCAACTGGTCCACGTGGCGCTGCTGGGCCTGCTCGAACGAGAGGCCCTCCGCATACCACGCTCCGCCCTGGTCGCCGAAGGCGTCGATGAACTTCTTGCACTCGGCCCGGCCGGCGTCTCCGGCGGACTGCTCGACGGGCTGTTCGGGTTCCTCTTCGGCGGGCGTCTCGACGGTCCCTTCGGGCTGCGAGGGCTCCTCGCCCTGGGACTGCTCGACCTTCGCGGGTTCCTCGATCGGCTCGGCGGCCGGAGCCTCAGCGGAGGGCGTCTCGGAGGTCCCTTCGGGCTCGTTCGACAACGCATCGCCCTGGGGCTGCTCGACGGGGCTGTCCGGCTGCTCGGTCTGCTTGGTCTTGGTTTCCATCGTGGTGGTCTCCTTCGGTATGACCTGGAGATTGTGTGTGTCGAGGAACCGCTGCACGAACGCTCGCACGCGGTCCGCGTCGAGTGAGAGGTTGACCAGCGTGGGCCTCGCCTGCGAGAGGCCCAGTGCAAAGGATGCCGCCGCCTCGGCCTCCTGGGCGAACTGCTGCTCGCGATGGAACAGTCCGTCCGGGTTGGCGGCCGGCTCGTCCACCACGTCGCAGGCCAGCAGTGCGGCCAGCCGGGCGTGCTCGTAGTTGTTGGTGTTGTCGCCGTCGGGGCTCTTGAATCCCGCCGTGCTGACGTAGCCGGACTCGCTCACCGTCCCGCCGTGGGCGAGAATGAACTCGGTCTCGGCCTTGAAGTCCTCCTCGAAGACGATCGACATGGCGAACGCGGATGGGTCCTCTTCGGCCAGGTCCATCACGTAGCCGGCGAGGTCCCCGTCCGGCGTGCGGTGTGCGGCCTGCGAAATGTGCAGGTCGCCGATGGCCTTGACCGCTTCCCCGTCCACGCTGAGGCGGCAGTCGAGGAAGCGGCCGATGAACGTACCGAGCCCGTCGCTGGAGAGGCCCGGATGCGTGAAGCGGCACTTGACGCCCTTGGCCAGCGTGTTGGCGGCCGAGACCACCGACACGATGAATTCCCGGTCCAGCCACAGGTTGTGTCCAAGGGCCTCCCCGCGTGTGCAGAGCGAGACCCCCTTGATCAGCCCGGCCGCGAAGATCCCGCCGGTCCGCTCGATCGGCGACTCGCGGTCGGAGACCTTCAGGCCGCGACAGGGCGAGGTTCGCAGACGCTTGGGCCGGCTGGACAGGGTTTCGAGCTTCGCGTGGCGTGGAATCGTCTCAGGCATCGTCGTCTCCCTCGTCCTCGGTGTCGGTAATGTTCACCTTCTTCTTCTTGCCGTCTGCGGAGCCGTCTCCGCCCGCGTCCGAGCCTCCGCCGACGGGTTCGTCCACTGGGCCCCCGCCTGGCGCCACGAGGGCTGGAAGCCCTCGCCGCTTGCGTTCGGCGAGGATCCACTCCTCCAGGTCCATCCGCTCTCCGGCGAGTTGGTAGCAGTCGTCGCCGTTGCGGCGGGCTGCTCGCAGTTCGCTGTCGAGGTTCAGGCCGATCGCCATCGCGTCGGCCTTCATGTCGCGGAGCTTGTCGACCCACGGCATCCCGGTCGGCAGCCACTCGCAGCGGTCCGCAACCTTTTCGACCGTCCATCCGTCGGGCAGGACGAGCGTGCCGTTGAGGACCCACAGGCGGAGCTTCCACAGCAGCCATTCGTCCAGCCAGGTGCGGTTGGACTCCCGCTTGGCGTCGGCGGAGTCCTGGTACTGCTGGATGTCCGCCTTTCGGTTGTAGTAGTTGGCCTTCGCGGCGTCGTAGAACGAGTACGGGATGTCCAGGGCCTTCAGCGACATGTCCGTGGCGAACCGCATCGCCTCCAGCAGTTCGTTCTCCGGCGTGCGGGTGGAGAGAAACTCCGCCCGGTCGCCCGGCTCCAGTTCCAGCTTGAACGGGCCGGCCCCGGGGTCCACGTCGTAGCGGTCGTCGTCGGTGGCGTCCACGGTTCCCGCGTCGGAGTCGTCGCTGGGCGATTCCCCTTCCGTCTCGGCCGTTTCGTCGGCCGGTGCGGGGGCCCATCCCTCGTGCTGTTCCAGCTTCTCTCGGAAGATGGTCAGGCCGAACATCTGGGCGACCTTCGCCTTGGCCATCGCCAGGTCGAGGCCTTCATAGATGTCCTGCTGAGTATTGAGCGTGGGGGCAAGCGGCGTGATGCCACGCACGCAGTCGACGCGGAAGGTGGTCTCGTGGTAGGCTTCATGCCAGACGTTGCGGGCCTGGACGAGCCGCTCGAAGACGTAGCCGCCGGCGTCGTTCCGCTTGCAGACGATCACGGCCCGCATCCGCCCGCCCGGCGAGACGACGACGCCCTGGATGCAGTCGCTCGCGGCTACGCCCAGGTCCTCCGGGACGCCTCCGACCGGGTTGCGGACGCGGTCACCCTCCACGATCTGGACCATCCCGCTGGAGAGTTTTATCGTGAACACGTCGCCGTCGATGATCTTGCGGGCCTCCTTGATCCGCAGGCCGGCGTTCAGGGAGAACCGCCCGGTGACCTCGAAGTTGCGGGGCTTGGACGCCCACCGCACCAGCTCCGCCAGCCGCTCGTCCAGGGCGTCATTCTTGGTGCGGGCCTGGAAGGCGAAGCGGGCCACGTAGTTGAGGTGCGAGCGGATCATCCACGACGCGGTCACGTAGTTGCGGACCACGTCGCGGGCCGTTCCGACCATCTGCTTCCGCTTGGCCGACGGCAGGACGGCATCTTCGGCACGCGTGTCGCTTCGGGTGGCCCGGCGGCGGCCGATGTCTTCGGTGGCGTCGTAGCCCAGGCTCCGTGCGGCCAGGCGGTCCAGGGCTTTTGCCGTACGTTCGCGAAGCTGGTTGTCCAGGGCGATCGCCACGTTCACCGTCCGTAGCCGTCGAGGCGGATGCGGGAGATTGCCGGGTGCTTGCCGGCTTCCTGGAGCACGCGTTTTCGCCAGTGCTCGTACTTTCGCTCCAGGTCCGCGTAGGCGACCTTCTGCCCGTCGATGTCGACGCTGGTCAGACCGGCGTTCTCGATCAGGAGCGTCTGGTACTTGGCCATCATCGTTTGGGCAAAGGTCGCCATCGTTCACCTGGCATCGGCCCAAAGAAAAAGCCCGCCGGTCCGCGACTAGTCGGATCGGCGGGCTTGATCTTCGTCACCGAAGGATCACGGGGATCAGCCGTTTTCCCTGGGCCCTATTCACTTGTGCGTCCGTCCGGGTTCGATGCCCGGCTCATCAGGCTGCATCTTACACAGCCGACGCCATACGCCGCAAGGGGCGTCGGACGGGTAAAACCTATCTTTGAGGGTTTTTTCCTTCGGTCCATTTGGCCGGGTCGAACGTGTAAGTGGTGACGATCTGCACCTGGCCGCAGTGCGTGCACCGGCTGTGCTGGCGGCGGATGGAGGTGTAGGGCTGGCCTTCGTGCATCCCGCAATGATCGAACACGACGGCCTTTCGCCCGGCGATCGGCGACACAGCCGTGCATCCGCACGCGATGCAGCGAGGGAGGATCTTCTCCGTCGTCTCGTACTGGCCGTTCGCCGTCCCGGGCGGGCGCCCGCCCTTGGGTTGCGGGTTGTCGATTTGCGATGTGCCTTTGGACTTCCGTGTCATCATGCTGTCCTTTCCATTCGGGGTAGTGGTCAAAAGTACTTGGCCTTCTTCTTGGCCGTCTTGACGGGTTTGGTTTTCGGCACGGCCGGTGCGATGAGGCGGATTCCCAGCAGCGACGCCGCGACGTGGCAGCCGGCGACGCAGTCCAGCAGGTGGTTGTCGCGGCCGGGCAGACACTCCCACTGGTAGACGGTGCGGCCCCGGCCCTCGGTCCGCGTGCGGTACTCGGCGGTGAGGTGCTCGGCGATCATGCGGTGTCGGGCCTCCGAACGGCCCCACAGCGAGAGGCAGCCTTTGCCGCCGATGGCCACCGCGAGCCGGGCGTGGAGGAAGCTCTTCCAGTGGTTGGCGTCGAAGAGCATCAGCCGCACGGAGTGCTCGCCCTGGCGGCCGGTCAGCCGCCAGTTGTCGCCGACCTCCTCGCCTTTCTTCCGCTTGCGTTCGTCCAGCGGGATCGACGCGGCCGAGACCGGAAGCCCCTTGGACGGGACCACGACGCCCGCGTGCTTGGACTGGCGGCAGAACAGTTCGACGGTGTCCTTCTGGTAGCCCGCGTCGATGAGGCAGGCGGTGATCCGCATGGCGGCCCCGTCGTCGCGGGTCCACGGGCGGCCGATCTTCGCGGCGGTCAGGTCCTCCAGGCCAGCCAGGATCGCCGCCTCCTCGCCGTGCCCGCGGTGGGCCGTCTGGAGCGTCCGCCGCACGGAGCGGTAGAGGAAGTGATGCTGCTTCTGGTCCGGCCAGGAGCCGTACTCGATGACGTAGCCGGTGAAGTTCGGCTCGAACGCGAGCACCGCGTAGTAGAGCAGCTTCTTCTGCACGTCCACGAACATGGCCAGCCGGGTGCACGACGTGGGGACCGTCGACTCGGGGCGGCGGTTGCACTTGGCGGCGATCGCGTCGGCGTCCAGCAGGTCGTCCTCGTACTTGGCCACCAGCGGCTCGTTCTGGAACTCCGCGAAGAACATGGCTTCGCCGTGGCGGATCAGCAGGTTCATCGCGTGCTGGACGGCGGACACCTCGCCCTTGTCCGCCCAGAACCGCTCCGGCCAGGCGACCTTCGCCCCGGAGTCCATCGCGGCCCGCCGCTTGCGGTAGAACTCGTCAGACGCCGACGTGTCTCCGCGTCGCAGCCCCGCCTTGCGGAGGTTGGTGTACTCCTCCCACAGGCCTTCGTCGGAGGGGAACGCGTAGATCAGCTTGGTCCGCTCGCCGTGCCACTCGGGGTTCTTCTCGGGGTCGAGGAT